ATGTGCGTGGCTAGTGACATTTAGCTAATCAGTGCCTCAGTTGATGAGATCTGATCAGTGACGATAATCGGCACGCCGAAAGCCTCTGCCGGATACGGTGCTGGAGCGCCGGTGGCATTGGTGGCTGTACGCGAATTCTGCAGTTGGAACAGTGAGCGACGATTCATCGCCAGCATGTTCGGCCCACGGCCGGCTGGGAATTTGCTCAGTGCTTCAGCGATCAGTGCATCGGTCAAACCTTTACCGGAATCTTCGGTAATGTTTGCGATACGACCGGCAGAGTAGCTGCTACCGTAGATCAAACCACAGTAACCGGTGACGGCAGTGTAGTAGCTAGGGTACGTACCGGCGCTTGAACCGCTGGTTCGCACGATGGTCGTATCCTTGGCTTCGATCACGCCTTCATTGCCCCAGGCAACCTGTGTATCGTTGAATCCACTGCGGATGAGATATACAGACGATCCTGTGTCAGCGGTTGTACCGCCGGCTGAGATGACGGTGGTGTCAGCAACAGCATCAAGTTCATCAGAAAGTGATGCAAAGCCGTTTGAGCCGTTATCACCGTTAATGAGTTCGTCTTCGATTTTTGCCATCATGGCCTGCATGTGATTTCTCATTTGCAGTGCGATAAAAGCAGCAGCGCCAAGGCGATAACCTTCAGCGGCAGCAATATCGATATTAAAACTCGCATCGGCAATGGCGAGATCAACGCTGACCTGGCTATATGTAGCCACGTCATTGTCCACGCCATCATTGAGTGCTCTGAAGCCAACTGACGGATCAGCGGTCTTCTTCATGTACTTGAGTTGCGTACCTGGCACGCTAAATGCGCTCAGGGCAGCAAGAACCGGAGCGTCGTTAAGCACGTCGCTTACATCAAATTCAAGGTCTGATTCGTTGAACTGAATCAGTTGTGCACTTGTATAATAATCGTCAGCCATTTTTAAAGTTCCTTATCGGGAGGGAAGGGTGTTTCTACAGGGATTTGGTTTCGAGCTGTTTTTCAATCCGGCCAGCCAGGTGGGCTACCAGATCATTTGAAACGCCGTTTTTCTTGAAGAGTTCTGCACGGTCACGTGCATCACGAACCTCGGCATCTTCAGCAGCAGAAAACGCAAGGGGCTTCGACTCAGCGTCAGCGGTCACAGCCTGACGAAGTTTTTCGTTTTCATCGGTCAGCTCGGCAACTAGCTCAGTCATTTCAGCGAGGCTCAGTGCGTAGCATTCAGCAATCGATTTGCCGTCGATGAACCACACAGCTCCGATCTCACCAAACAGCTCGATATACCGGCGTCCGTCATCAGCACTCAGTGCGGCAGCTTCCAGAGCCGGCTCTGCGGCTTCGATGTCCTGCTCGGTGGCGTCATCACTTTCACAGACCTCATCGACCTGCTGCTCATCGGCCTGAGCTTCCTCGGCAGCGTCTGTTTCCAGCTCATCTACCGTCTCAAGTTCGCTTTGAGCGACTTCCTGAAGTTCTTCGTTTGTGTTTTGGTCGTCAGACATATTTGTCTCCTTGAGATTAATAACGCGTTCACCTTGATTTGTTAAAACGATAGAGTCGGTGTTTTCGTCTGCTCCGTAGGGGGTCACGGCAACACCGCGCAGTGGCCACTGCCTGATCACCGTCGCATCTCCGGTGAACTTGCGGTTGTTGACCGTGAACTCGCCCTCTGTGGAAATCCGCTCAACGGAGATACCGTCACCGCCGAAATTGATCGATGCCTGCCACGGAATACCGGCACGGCTTTTTTTTGCGACCTCTGCAGCGCGGTCATCGTCACTAAAGCTGACAAGTTTGCCGCGAGCCACGAGTCCTTCTTTTTCGACCTGGAATGAATCGAGGTATCCGATTACCTCTCCAACGTCGTGATTAAAATCGATTGGAATTTTCTCGGCCACACGCATGCCGTCCATGTCGTGAATCGTCTGGTTGCCCCAGTACCAGTGTTCGATTGATCCACTGCTACGTGCCAGCAGCCGCACGTCGTAGAGCGTTGCTGCACTACTCTCGTCGGCACTCTCTGTAATTTCGATGTCGCTCGTAGCGAGCGTAAACGCCTTTTCAGGTACGTTTTGTTGTTCCATTTGGTTAGTCCTCATCCGTTTCAAGTGCTTCGCGTGCTGCTTCACGCTGTAGAATTTCATCGCTAATGGGGGTCACGATTCCACTGGAATCCATTGCCACACCATGCTCGTTCATGTAGGCCTGCTCGTCGGCTAGCGTGTCGACGATGTCTTTGAAGTTTTTACCGTGACGTTCACGAACGATTTGTGTGCGTGTTTTCAAACCGGCGTTGATGGCAGCAATATCAGCCGTGATTTCCTGCATCGGATTCCACCAAGGTGTTCCGTCGCTGATCCAGCTCCAGCGCAGACTACCGACGTTCATGCCGCGAGGCAGACGCAGCGTGCCATCGGCCACAAACAACCGCAGCCGCCAGGCGGTTATTTTGTCGAGCATATCTGCCAGGTCTTTTCGTTTACGCTTAGCCGCTTTTTCGTAATGAATGAAAGCTGACCGTGATCCAAAGAAGTTGGTGAAGTCTTCGCTGAAAAATGAATAAGGCAGATCGAGACTTTTAAGTGCGATCCCGATCATCTGCTGAGTAAACGTCTGGAATTCGTTCGACGGATTCTTACTTTCAATAATCTCAGCTTTGTCGCCTGGATCGAGATCGAGCATGACCGGCCCTTTACCGAAATCGACCTTATAGCCAGTGCCGTCTCCATCGGCCGTCACATCGCCCCAGGCTTCAGAGCCTTCGCGTGATAGCACAAGCCCAAACATCTGAGAGATCTTGAGCTTGGCTAGCGCATAATCAAAACCTTCGTACAAATCTCGGTACGTGTTAATCGCACTTGCCAGTGGCGATACCCCGCGTACCTGATCAAACCGCTCAAAATATGCCAGTTGCAGGACCGAGCGAGCGTTGACGGTCCGCTGAAACTGGTAACCACCTGAACCGTCGCGACCCCAGACACCAACGCGTACTGTTTTGCCGGCTCGGTTGAGTTTTAAACCATGTACCCATGTATCTTTTTGTGAGATCTTGTCAGGATTTCGGACACGGTCACTTTCAATTGGCTGAAGATGTCCACTTTTCATCTTTACTAAGAAGATATCGCCATCCACGGTGCGTCGTTCCTCGGCCAGCCGCATGAGCCTGGCGAGTGAATGCCGGCCAGTGACATCACAGTTTTCCGGCCTGGAATACCACTCGACGATTGACTGTAGCTCACGATCAAGACCCGTATCGCCCGTATCCGGCTCAAAGGTAAAACGCGTGACATAATCCAGATGCCTGCGAATTGCCCACGCGCAGATGGAAAAGTTCTGCTGCAGATCTCTCGCGTTACTGACCAGTTGCTTTCTTCGCGTTGGCGAGAGAATCTGATCAACGCTTTTAAGTCGCGACGACGGGGATCGACGTTTTTGACTTGATACGCTCGCGTCGTAACTTAAGTTTGTTTCACGGGCCATCGGAGAGATCCACATTCAAGGAAAGCGGCTGCGTGTTGTTTTCTCTCGCGACAACTTTCTGCCAGTATCTGAGTTCGCGCAGCATTTCACTGCGGTTCGTTTCGACGCTTACGCCGTCGACAGTCGTTGAGCGAACGCCGCCAGACCCTGCAAGTACTTCGCCCTGCAGTTTGGCAACCATCTGTTCAGCAAAACTTGGAGAGCTTTGCGCAGCATCACTTCGGGTAACATTTGTAGGCATAGAGCCTATTTTGAGAAATCAGCGCGTTCACTCCGGCATCAGAAAATGCCAAAGGAATTATTATTTTTCAGGTACTTTAGAAAGCTGCCTGAGCATCGCGGTGTAAGCATCGCGTGCCTGTTTAGAATTAAACCAGATCGGTTTGCCGTCCGGTTTTTTGGCCTCGTATCCTACCTCTGTCGCGGTGTCTTTAGTCTTGTCATGCATAGGTCTGTTCGCATCATCGTGGTCTGATTACATCTGTTCTAAGCTCTGTAGGTGTGGTCGTCAAACTTATCTCTATATTATCGTCCATTTTCTACAAGCGCTTTTAGTGTTATTTGCGCCACAAACTCGCTCAGTTGTAGCGGTTTCTATCATGCACCCGCCGTGTGACACGTTTGGTCACACACTGGTGAAAAACATTCGCTATCTTTATTGGTGCAAAACGACGGTAGATGGGGCGCAAAAATACCAGAAATAGAGCGTTTGTCTCACGCGGAGTGGCGCATAATGCAGAAATTAGTTGCGCAGCTATAGAGGCGGGGCAAAAATACCAGAAATAGAGCGTTTGTCTCGCGCGGAGTGGCGCAAAATACCGAAATTAGTTGCGCAGATACAGAGGGGGCAAAAATACCAGAAATAGACCGCCTACTGAGCGGCAAGCTGCTCGGCAAACACTTTCCAGCTCTTGAGCCAGGCAAGTGCCTTCTCTTTGTTAACGTGCTCTCGTGAACCTGGCCGCTGCTCCTGAGAGGGGCGCACTCGTGAGATGTCTGTACCGGCAACGGCTGGCGGGAACGCATTGGGATCATGCTCCATTTCGAGCACTTTGAGGGGATTGCTCCCAAAACAAAACACCATGCCGATCGACCGCTCACTGGCAAGCACAGGCATCTTTCGCCTGAGATAATCCGTAATGATGTTTGAGTCATCACTGAGCATGGCCTCGGTCATTGTGCCACACCAGAAGGCCAGATATGCACCGAGTTTATCGCACGATGGCTCACTCGCGACTAGCTCACGTTTGTGGGCTTCGAGTTTTTCACAGTGCAGGGCAAGCGGCTCATACCATGTATCGCTTGATCCGTTTTCAATCAACTCTTTTAAGACAGCAATCTCACCACAGATTGCGTCGAGGATTTCATTTTTCATTGCCACTCTTTTTTTTAGTTAGGGGTTGGGTAGGTTCTCCGGCTCGTCATATACAATGTAGTCGTCAATTCGCGTGAGTCGCAAGATCCCCATTGTCCTTTCGAGCAGCTCGTGCGCCACGAGCTTTTCAATCATCTCTTCGACCCACGTCACGCCTTTATCCGAGTAGCCCCAGGCGATCTCGTGCGGACGCTCAAGGATATAACCTGGCTCAAGAATAATCTCGTCAAGCGCAGGTGTGAGGAATCGCACTGGTTCAATATTGGCCTGGCCCATCAAAACACAATAGAACACGAATTCTTCTTGATTATCGAACACCGGATGCATCCGCCCCAGCGGGAGGTAACCACGGTCATCTGGAATTTCGTAATTCACCATAAGGTCGATTGCTCCTATGTTAGCCACGTTTGGTGCATCTTAAGCGTGCGAGTTGTTTTTTTCAAACACGTTCATCTCACTGGCGATTTTGCGTGCCAGATGCGTATTGCGTTTTGCATAAATCCGAGAAGTCGATACGCTTTGATGTCCAAGTATAGCGGCGACTGCTTCGATTCCGAATTTTTCGTCTAGATATTCTGCGGTACTGTGCCGGATCTCATACGGGCAGAAATGCTCGATTCCCGCACTCTTGCAGGCGGCAAGTGTACCGTTGCGGTAACTGTGACGTGTATACTCCAGCTTTCGCCGTGTGAGTGAGTCGGTACACTCTCGCCACGACTTAGGTCTGGCAGAGGTTTTCACCCAGCTACGCACTGTCTGAGGATGCACACCGGCAATCTCTGCCGCCTCGGTTGCCTGTAGCTCGCCGGAGCGTACGCGTTCGGTGAGCACCCAGTTTTTTTCATCGCCTTTGCTCTCAAGGCTCTTTTGGGCGTTATGCCATGCGGCACTTTCGCGCGGGGTAAACACCTGATCCATTCCGGCAAGCGGACGCACGCGCAGGTACTCATCAAGCTGCTGTGCCACCGGCGTTGGAATAAAGATGGTCCGCATGAGTCCGCGATGCGTGTTTTTATGTTCAGCCGGCTCATAGACCCACACGTCGGCGGTTTTATCAATTTCACTTTCTTTCATGACGAACAGCTCTTTGGGACGCATGCCGGCGGCAAGCTGCAGTGTGAGCATCATGGCTAAGGTGGGCGATGCGTGCTCAATGGCCTTTTCCACGCTCTCGATATCAGCGGCACGACGAAACCCGCGTCCACGCAGTTTTGGTGCATCGGTCTTACTGAGCGGCTTAAGATTCGCCAGTGAGAATTCCTGCATTTCGCTGACCAGTCCCTCGGCCGCCCCGAAGTTAAAGATGCCCCTGATTTTACTCACGAGGCGATTGATATACGGCCTGCTCTTTGAGTCGGTGACCGAGGCTTCTGCCACGATCTGTTTACGAATAGCATTGAGCGTCTGCTTTTTAAAGTCGCTTACGCGCATATCTGAATAGGGCAGCAGGTATCGTGCAACTTTAATGCACTTATTAAGTTCCTCGCGTGTGCTGGTGGCTCTTTCGCGTGACTGCAGCCAGAGTGCAGCAAGTTGGGCGATGGTGGCTGAGCCGTCGCATTTGGGGGCAGGTGTTTCGCTCTGCGCGTAGACGAGCGTTGCCATGAGTTTTTTGAGTGATTCAAACTCGCTAAGTGATTCGTTTGAATTAAACGCACCGGCGAAGTAGACGGTCATCCGCTTGCGCGTACCATCAGCTGCATAGCCCCAATAGCGGCACATGCCTTTATCGCGACCTGGGCGCTGTGTATATTTTGGCTCAAATCCCTGTTTAGGTAGGAAATTGCGGTTAATTTTCATATGGTTGTTCTCCAGATAAAGGAAATCGTTTCGCTTTAGCCGGTAGGTGTTTAGGGGGTGCTTTTGGACACCACTTTGGACACCACCTGCTGAGGAAAACAACCTGCGTGTTTATAGGCCTAAGTCCCTATATTCTAAGGACTTAGAATGGTTTTGTTAGGAGTGGTAACAGGGTAAAAATCGAGGTTAGCAAACCCGCGCTTTCGACCACTCAGCCACCTCTCCCAAGTTTTGTTTTTGTTCTACAAAACCACTTGTTTTCCAGTGTAATATGTATCGGCTCGTTTCGCTTCTGACGCCAAAAAAAGACAAAAATGCAAAATCCGATGGTGTCCAAAATGCTCTAAAAGGGGGTTATTTTGTATCATTTCAATACACTTTTGGCTCTGGACACCACCTTGGACACCACCTGGACACCACCATTTACGGCTTGGGAAGGTGCTTATCAAGGTACGCCTGCGAACACTCTGACGAAAAGTTACTCAACGCTTTAAGCGCCTTTATCATCGTCGAATAGTACCGTACATCAATCGACTTGATGTCCTGCTGCTGCATCTTGTCACTGATCGCAATGAGTTGTGCACTGGCCGATTCGATCTCCGCAGCTATCTGAGACAGTGCTGTCACCGACAGTTTTTTTGATTCATGTTTTACGCCCACGCGAGAGTGCCACCTGAATTAATTGAGATAAGGACTAAAAGATAAACGCGGATAGATATGTGTGCCGCGTACCCCCTAAATGTACATATCACATTGATAAACACAACTATCGCGAAAGATTTTTGTCGGTTTTTTGCAAAAAACTGTTCGTAAACGCTTTGTTTTTCTGGCTAAATGTGTACAAATACTTCCTGCCTGATCAGACGTGATCACGTTTCATCACGTCTGAGGCGTCCCGCAGGAGTATTTTTGTGTCCCAACTTCCAACTGATTTGATCACCACCGGCCAAGCTGCAAAGCTGCTAAGTGTTACCGCGCAAACGATACGCAATTATGCGAAAAGCGGCAAGATCAGATCTTTTCAAATAGCTGGTATGCCAAACGGTCGTATCTACACGACGCGACAAAGTGTTGAGCAGCTTCTGCGTGACTCTACCAACTCATCGATTGCTCATAGTTATTCACCAGATCACTACGCGGCGGTCGACTATCTCACACGCATCACAGGAGCAAGCAATGCAACTGAGTCTATTTACCAATCCTAAAACGCAGTCGCGTCGTGGCGATCCAGATACGAGTCACGATGCCGTCGCAGATCTTTACACCACCGGCACACTCGGACGCATGGAACTTGTCGCACTGAACCTGATCCTTGCAAGCCCCGGCCTAACCGCTGCAGAACTCGAAGCAGAACATGGTTTCATCCGAGGCCAGCTTCAGAAACGAATCAGCTCATTAATTCAGCAGGGTCGGGTCTTTCGAGGTGAGAAACGCAAGTGTGCTTTCTCCGGCCGAACCGCATATACGCTTTTTACAAGAAGTCAACTGAAAGGAAACTAACATGCCTTGGGAAGATAAACTTTTTGACCACTACGCCGATGCGCAAGCATTTATCGATGAAACGCCTGGCGAAAAACTCGTTAGCAAAGTTGGTAAGCAAACGCGTGTGCGATACATGGTGACCGACGACGCTGCTGCCGTTGAGGACGAAGTGGAAGTGGTTGAAGATGCGTTGCCCGTTGAAGATGCATTACCCGTTGAGGACGCGTTGCCGGTTGACGATGCACCGGAAGACACTGATGAAACTGAAGATAGTGAGGAACAAGACGACGAATGAGCGACTCATTAACCTTTTCGCTTGACGATCTGATTCCGCTTGATGAGGCGAGGCACGTGATTCCAGGTGAGCCACATCTGGTCACCATTCGCCGCTGGGTGGCAAGTGGTGTACGCGGTACTCGCCTGAAGACGGTGAAGGTTGGTAATCGCGTCTACACGACGCGTGATGCGATTCAGCAGTTTGTGAAAGACTCGAATCGTGATGAATCATAGCGACATAGTAGCCCCTCGTCATTACAAGCGTGATGACGGTCAGCTTGAGTGCTTCGAGGCGTTCCGGCAAATGTACGGCAATCAGGCCGCGCTACATGCGTGCATGTTCAACGCGACTAAATACATTTTTCGGCATGACACGAAAGGTTGCACTCATCAGGCCGCGATTACTGATCTTGATAAAGCGATTCATTACCTGGAGTTTGCGAAGAGCATTTACTCACAAATCGAAGAAGAAGAGCTTTGAACAACAGCCTGCGTGTTTAGCCGATTTGCCTGCCGAAGAAAGTGTCCTTCTTCTTTCGGCGGTAGGCAAGTCGGGCAGGTTTTTTGCAATGAATAAAAATGCACAAGAATTTTCAAAAGACTTTTTGATTTTATGGTTTCCCGAAGATCGACAGATACGGCTTTACCATATTGGCAAATCAGGAAAGGCGACTGACCGAAAACTACTGCAGATTTTTCCAGCACCTGACGGGCCTAACGATAGTCGACTGAACGACATGATCGCGAACTGGCTCATTTACTTTCAATTTGAAACATGAACCAAATAGACCCTCACCGATGTAAGGGTTGTGGCGCGCTCATTAAAACTCAACTCTGCCTCGCGTGTTCAACTCGCCTGCAGATGAAAAGACAATATGCGACGAATTTATCTTTACGACGACACGACAGCGGAACTGAGTCAAGCAACGCTCGACCAGATGCCAGAGGCCTCACGCGAACGGTATCTGAGAGCACGCACGATGATGAAAACAGGAAGAGTCAAGAATTTCAAGTACTACAACCGAACGCTCGGCATAGTCGAAATGTCGATGCTAACCGATTATCTACGGATCGTGAAACGCTTCGACGATGCGTGGTTGAACTTCAACAAAAGCTTTCAGCAGCTTTTAACGAATTTGTCAAACGAGAGGGCAAGACAAAATGAACATGAATCTGAACCAGGCGATCAAGAAAACAACAACACTACTACAGGAGACGCAACACCAGTGGTCGCGTCTGATGCCGCCTCACGTGGATGCGGACATGATGTTAGGCGTATTCATCAATCTGTTTAAAACTAATCCCACATTGCTTGAATGTGAGCAGACGAGCCTCTGGAGCGCCATCGCGCAGTGCTGCAAACTCGGCCTGCGGCCTGACGGGCTTCTAGGTGAAGCATACATGATCCCGTATGGGAATAACGTCAAGCTCGTCATCGGCTATAAGGGGCTACTCGCACTTGCGCGACGTTCCGGCGAGGTCGCAAAGATCTCTACCGCCGTTGTTCGTGAAGGCGACCATTTTGAATATACCCTCGGTGATGAAGAGAAAATTGTGCATTCACCCACTGCTGAGAGTGACTCACCTATTACGCATGCATACGTGATCGTGACGCTAATCAATGGTGAGAAAGTTCGGAAGGTCATGACGGCGTCAGAGATCGAGATCATCCGGTCTCGCTACAGCAAAGGCTCAGATAAAAAGTCTAGCCCGTGGAATACTAGCCCAGACACGATGGCACTCAAAACGGTTGTACGCAGCCTGCTTAATTCCGGCCTTGTCCCGATGAGTATCAGTAGACAGTTGCTCTCAGATGATGGCTCGGTGCAGCCGCTCGATAACCAGGAATTACAAGCGATTTATAACACAGAAGACAAGCGTGAGTTATTGGTTGGCGTCGGAGACGCCTCATCTGAATAAGGACACTCACGCGCGGCGGTGGTGGAGATGTGTGCACCGCCGCCGCACCTTTTACAACGGATTGAATTATGAAAATCGAATGCTTAAATCACGTCAAAACTTTGAAGCTAAAACACCGTTTACAAATACCTAAGTGGCAGGCTGTTGGTATTCTTGAGACGCTATTTAACTTCGCTGCTGTCAACGCTGATGACGGTAATATTGGTCGATACACCAACGATGAAATATGCCTTTATCTTGAGTATTTTGACTCGTCTGACAAACTCATCGAAGCGCTGATTGAGTCTGGTTTTGTCGATGTTTGCGATGAAAACCGGCTCTCGATTCATGACTGGAATGAACACGCCCCAAAGTACATAAAAGACCGTATTGCTAAACGTAATAAACGTCGCTCCGTGTCGCAGACAGTCGTCGACAAGACGCCTGATGTCGACGCTGGTAGCAAAATGTCGAGCAAAATCGCTATTAACCAAGCCCAACCCAACCAAGCCAAGCCAAGCCAAAAGAAACGAGTTTCTGTTTCTCGTTTTGACAAACTACTCGACAAATGGAATCAGACTCGCGGCGTGCGAAAGATCCGCAAGCTCACAGATAAACGCAAGCGTTCGTTGCAGTCACTCGATGACAGTTGGCTCAGTGACGCAATGACCGCACTGACTAAGTTTCCGCTGAAGTGCTGGAAAGACGGGAGCTACGTTCCCACATTCGATTGGTTCATCCGCAGCGACACGGTGACCAAGATTCTCGAAGGCTCATACGACTGGGTCACAAACCCTGACGCACCTGGTGCATCGTATGCTCCACCACCAGAAAAAACACTGTCGCAACAAAAATACTCAGAGCTGTTTCAGCAGCTCAAAACATTACAACGAGCCGGCGAGGGACGAAGTGACGAGGCCGAAGTTATTCGCAATGAGATGGGAGACTTACAATGCGATTCGTCGGTATAGACCCTGGAAAAAATGGAGGCTTCGCGCTTCTCGATAACGGTAGCGCGCACGCCTGGAAGATGCCTGAAACCGAAAAAGACGTGCAGGATCTCTTCGAGGAACTTGCCCTCGGTGAAAAAGTCTTTTGCCTCATCGAAGAAGTGCATGCCATGCCTGGACAGGGTGTGGTGAGCATGTTCTCGTTTGGCCGCAATTACGGCATGCTGCGTGCGATGCTCGTCGCTAACTACATTCCGTTTGAAACGGTAACACCTCAAACCTGGCAACGGGAATACGGACTCACAAACCGGCAGTGGTCAAAAACAGTAAAGAAAAACCATCACAAGGCGCGGGCGCAGGAACTGTTTCCGCACATCAAGATGACTCACGCGTTGGCAGATGCATTGTTAATTGCTGAGTACGCACGAAGGAATTCCAAATGAGAACCGCCAAAAAAGATACTTCAGCGGGCAAAGCGCTCCGGTCAAAAATTAACAGTCGAAAGAAGACGATTGAGCAGCTAGCCAGACAGAGCGGCGTCTCTACATCGACGTGCAAACGCATCCTATCCGAACTCGTCGCTGACGGTTCAGTCCTCGCGATTCCGCAATGGCGAGTTGTTAATTATGTCACCGGCGAGAAATACCTTGCTACCGAAGTCAACGGAGCAAAGAACGAGAGATCAGCAGGTAACGGTCCAACCCTTTACGTCAGGAGTTAGCGATGAAAGCACGATTTGTTAAACCACACACACGAGAACGATGTGTCGTTCGGGCTAGCACGATAGACGTGTTTGCCGCCATTAAGCCTGAGATTCAAAACCTTGGCATGACCGAAGTTGGCGTATTCGGTTTTATCAAACACTTACTTTTCTGGTGGCGAAAGCCAGGGCGTGAGACATAAGCCTGAATTGATCGCAATGATTGCCATTCTGATGCTACCAGTACCTCGCGTGCTGTTCATCCTGGCGTTTGTTGTTGTCGCTTTTGCCGCGAACGTATTTAGGAGCGTTTTCAGACGTGATAACAGTAATGGAGTGCGTTGATTGTGGTTGTGCGATGACCTGGAACTCTGATATCGATGGCGAAGATGCCGATGGCAACGAAACGATAGAATCTTTTTGGTCGTGCAGCGACGACGAATGTAACCTTTTTATGACAATTATCAGAACCATATGAGAGTTTTTTCAAAAGCACAAGTGATCAAAGTCGTGGACGGAGATACCGTTGATCTCAAGATCGACTTAGGTTTTTACGTCCACGCGATTATCCGCATTCGTCTTCATGGGGTCGATACACCGGAACGGGGATCGCCGCTGTTTGACCAGGCGACTGAGGTTCATAGAGATTTACTGAACGATGTTGCCGATGAAAACGGGCAATTCCTGGTGCGTGTTTATAAAACCGGCAAGTTTGGAAGATGGCTAGGCTGGATCGATGGTGTCAACGACGTATTAGCAGAAACGTGGCCGTACCGAAAATGATTATTTTGCACGATGAAAAACTCGTTGTTTTGACTGCTCCGCGAACCGGCAGCTTGCATCTACACGAAGCACTGTGCGCAAGACGAAATGCCTACTGGGTCGTGGGAACACAAAACGGTCACACATCGTCTCGGCATATCGCGACCATACCGAATGAATTTCGGCATTACCGACGCGCACTCATCGTGCGTCATCCGTATCAGCGGCTGCTGGGACTTTATGACGAATATAACCGTCAACGCTCTCAGGCTAGAAAGAAACCACTGAGCCTTCTTGAATACGTCCATCAGCGTCACGCGTTCGGCTGGCGGCATAGTTGGTCTATTGCAAAATGGGCTGACGAAACCGTTTTTGATTTCACTTTTCGCCTTGAAAAAATTAGGTCGGATCTGCGAGATGTCTTTCAGCGAGTCCCGACGATTAAGGCGGCATCCACTGAGCGTGATGACTGGCGATCCGTTTTTTCTCAATTACCGGATGCTGACCTGGCGAACCTGTATGGCGATTTGATCGAAGACAGCCTTTTTGGATATGCACATGATGTGATGCGACCCAACGTCGCTCCAATTTACAAATGCCTTTAAAATTACGCTTAAAAGAACACGACAAGCTCATAATAGGTGGCGCTTTTCTGGAAGTTGACAAGCTCTCTCTGTCAACCGTCACTGTTAGCGTGGAAGCTCCCGAAGACATTACGATTTTCAAACAACGAAAAACGACTTGCCATAATGGCTCAGATTCAGCAGAATACGATGAGTCGTCGAACGACCAATCGAAATAACCTGTAGAACGGGCTGACGCCATTTTGGCGAGCAGTCCGTTTTTTTTTGCATTCGGAGAAACACATGGCATCTGGAACGACAGATAAAGGTAAATATCTTTTTTTGAAATACGCTTTCGACGGTGAAAGTGTTCCGGCGACCTATCGTCTGATTCTTTGTGAAGATGATACGAGTCCCACCAAAGCGATTAACACTCTGAGTGAACTCACAGAGCTGGCCGATGGCAACGGATACGATTCGGGCGGTAAAGCTATCACGAGTAGTGAAGCAACTGTTACCGAAGTCGACGGCACTGTCGGTGCTAAGGTCGTCTGGTCTGACCAAACCTGGACAGCAACCGGCACATTTCCAAGTAGCGGTTCGGGCGCTCGATGGGCTGTCATCACGGATGGTACTGCTGGTAGTTCCAGTGTATTGGCGTACTTTGATCTTAGTGAAAACCGAACGCTCGCAAATGAACAAACGCTGACGCTGCAAGGCTTAGAGGTAGATCTCAACGAACCCGCTTAGGAGTCGTAATGGAACTTCTGCTTAAAGTTGGTGATAGTGACTCTCCCGCAGGATATAGGGATGGAGATATCGTGTGCGCGTTTGCGACCGATCACATCCTGAAGGTGAACGCGCAGACGATAATGTCTGCGCCGGTCGAATTAGATTCGGTGTCCGGCCTGAATCCGTCGGGAACGCTGTTAGAACTATTGTGTGAGATCTGTAGTGAATTCAGGTTCGTTCGCCACGGCAGCAGCGTTGTGCGAACGAGCCTGGTCACTGGAGAGGAGACGATGCACGATGCGACTACAGCAGAGTCGATTCATGTAACTCCCTTTTTGAAACGTCGGCTAAAGCACCCTCACCACCAAATCTTTGGTGAGACAGGAAGCGAATATTGGTTTGGTGGTACGCGTCAGTTTTCAGCAACAGAAATCTGGTCAGTTTTAGAACAGCACTCCGATCATTCACGTGCGGATTACCGCACTTGGCCTTTCAGGTTTGCGGAGCGATCACATTTTCTCCCAATGTCCTGTGCGGGATACGACGGGCATGAAGATGATATCTCGCATCCCACCGCGCAAAAACGATGTGAGCCGGTGACCGAAGATAACGGCACGCCTGAACCGATTGATATTGCGAAGCGGGAATGGTTCGTGCCGTACTGGGATCTCTCCCAAACTCTAAGTTTAAATATCGATGACGTTAGAGATCAGGCGATGATGATTGATGCTCGGATGACCACCGGAAGTCCGGCTTTAGATTCGACAAACATTAGCAAAGTCGTAAACGGTCTGATTTAAAAATGGCAACTGTCACAACTTCAATTGGCACAAACGCGGCCATCGATACTGAAACGCCATCAAGCGGCACTGGCTCGAATCCGTATACCGTTACATTCACGAATGATCCCACCGGCGTGTCCGTTGGCGATTCGATGGACGTATCTAACGGCATGGGTACGACCTATAACTACCTTGTGACCGCGATTTCAGGCAGTGACTACACCCTGAAATGGATTACCGGCGGTGGTTTTGCTACGAATCCCTATGGAATCACTGACCCGTATTACAACCAGGCCGATGGAACATTTAAACGTACGTACTCGACGATAAGTGCTTGGGAAAGCGACCTGGATGACACAATTTATTATTCTTCCAGCGATGATGCGATAGGGGAAGCGTACAACGACTCGACGTTTAACGAACAGGTAATTATCGACGGCGGCGGCACGGTTGGTCTATCGTCAGTGAAACTGACTGTACCTTCATCTCAGCGGCATGAGGGCAAAGCCGGCACTGGCACAAAAATCGAATATACAGGCTCGGCATCCATTAGCTTTTTGATCAAGCGTAGCAATATTACGGTCGAGTGGCTGGAACTCGACCTGAGCAGCTGCGGTTCTACCGTGTCTTCTGGTCTGAATTTTGGTGCGAATTCAACTCAAGAAGTTTATTTCACGAACAACCTGATCCATGACTTAAAGACACAAAGCGTCCACATTCATGGGATCTATGTCTGGGGCACAGGTAGTTCATCAAACTCCCGGTATTTGATGAACAATATTATTTACAACATTGATAACTCATCGACGACAAAAGAGGCGATGGGGTTAAGCGTCTCGTCCGGCAACTGGAATGTTTATCTGTATAACAACACCGTTTACCACGTAAAGACAACCGGCGGCGGTGACGATGCGTTTTGCTTCAATATCGTTGACACAGACACGACGCTCAAAAATAACATCGCTGCACGACCTGTAGCCGCTAGTTCTTCGGACGAAAAGTGCTTCGGCGGTTCGAGCTTCACAGGCTCGACACACGATTACAATCTGTCCACAGATTCAACTGCGACTGGGACTAATTCGGTCACAGGTGAAGACTATGAAGATCTGTTTGTGTCCGTGACGGTCGGGGCAGAAGATCTGCACCTGGAGGAAGGTGCAGATGCAATTGACGCAGGTGTGGATCTTGGAACATCACCTACAGGCGTCAATATCGATATCGACGGCTTTGACCGCGACACAGTAGCGTCATGGGATATTGGGGCTGATGAGTATGTGTCTAGTGCAACTGTGGTCACTCCATCTGCTGCTGCTTTCGTTGCTGACGCGGTATCGCCAACCGTTGCGAGTGGTTTGTCACTCACGCCATCTGTTGCTGCGTTTGTTGCTGACGCTGTGTCTCCAACGCTGTCGAGTGGCTTATCGCTAACACCAGCGGTAGCCAGCTTCGTCGCTGATGCAGTATCGCCAACCGTCACGAGCGGCTTATCACTGACACCGGCTGCCGCTGCATTCGTCGCTGCCGCTGTGTCTCCAACACTGTCGAGTGGCTTATCACTGACCCCAGCAGGGGCTAGCTTCGTCGCTGATGCGGTTTCACCGACTGTATCGATCAGCGGTGGTGGCATTGACGTTACACCGAGTGCAGCCAGCGTCGTTGCAGCTGCACAGTCACCGACCGTATCAATCGCATTCTCACTAACACCGGCTGCTGCAACCCTGGTAGCTGACGCACAGACACCGACCATAACAAGTGCTTTGTCACTAACGCCAGCCGCAGCGAGCGTCGTGGCGACCGGAATTTCCCCAACAGTTTCAAGCGGTTTAACTCTTACACCGGCAGTAGCTCCAAGTGCAGCCAGTGCTGTTTCACCAACCGTTACGAGTGGTATCTCGCTGACACCTGCTGTGGCGAGGTTCGTCGCAGCGGCAATCGACCCAACGGTAGTGGTCAGCGGCAGCTCGATTATTACACCTGCTGCGGCTGTGGTCGTCTGCCGAGCAAGCGTTCGATCAGTTGACCCGACCGGAATTTTATATATCGACACCCCAAGAATCAAAGCTCCGTCAATCGCGTCAGCACGGATCAAGTCACCAGACATCAGCGGACAAATCGAAAGGTAAATATGGTTACTGCACTCAAAAACACGGCAGGCGATTACATAACGATCCAGAGCGGCGAAAGTTGCAATCTGACCGGCACTGTGAAAAGCACTGAGGGTGTGACTATTACCTCGCTGACGACTTTCACAATAACACTCTATGACGCTACATCCGGTGCGATTATCAACAGCCGAAACAAGCAGAATATTAACGGTGTAAATGGCGGCACATTCACGTCAGGTGACTATGTTCTCGAACTAGATTCCAGCGATACCACTGCGGTCGGAGACATTGAAGATGATACGACGCAGGATCGCATAGCTCGATTTGAATTCACTTACGACGATGGCGATTCAACACGTACAGGAATCGACGAATTTAGCTTCAAAATTGAAAAGATGAAAACAACCATTGGCGTCGGAAGCGGTGCTAATGAAATTACGTTGACTGTTACTGATTCGAGTGCAAATCCTGTTGCGGAAGCAACGGTTTATGTGACTACCGACTTGGCGGGGCAAAATGTGGTGGCCGGGCCGGTGATTACAAATGTAAGCGGTGTAACCCCGACTTTGTTTTTAGACGCTGGCACATACTACAGTTTTTCAAGCCACGCTGATTACACTTTCACTAACCCGCAGACCGTGACTGTCTCATAGCTGAATCAACCTATTACGACAAACATCGAGAGACGATGCGGTCGCGCACGTCTGCGCAGAGCGCAAGCGGTCGCGATATCTCTCCGCTGCCACGCGTGCGTTCGGGTACACGTAAAAAGTCGTGCAGAGATTCTTTTCGCAAGTTCTGCGATACGTACTTCAAAGAAGTGTTCAACATCCCGTGGTCGGATGACCATCTGAAAGTCATCGATAAAATAGAACGAGCTGTCCTGGCCGGCGGTTTGTTTGCATTAGCCATGCCCCGTGGCTCGGGGAAAACCACCCTCTGCGAAATCTCGGCGCTATGGGCGATTCTGTACGGCCACCGCAAATTCATTTGCATGATTGGTGCGAGTGAAGACGCTGCTGCACAAATGGTTGATTCCATTAAGGCCGAAATCGAAGTGAATGAGTTGCTTGCGGCAGACTTTCCTGAAGTGTGTTATCCGATTGAAAAACTTGATGGCATCGTTAATCGAACAAGCGGTCAGCTTTACAAAGGTAAGCGAACGCACATCACCTGGACGGCAAAAGAAATCGTGATGCCGTCGATACCTAAGTCCACTGCGAGCGGCGCGATTGTAAAGTGTGCTGGAATCACCGGCCGTATCCGTGGCATGAAATTCAAACGACCGGATGGAAAATCTGTCCGGCCTGATTTTGTGATTTGCGATGACCCGCAAACGGACGAATCTGCTCGGAGTCCGTCACAATGCGTCACTAGAGAAACAATCCTTGCGACTGCCATATTGGGACTCGCAGGTCCTGGGCAGAAAATGTCCGGCATCATGCCATGCACAATCATTAGAGACAACGACATGGCGATGCGGATGTTGGATCGGGAAAAGCATCCAGAATGGCAGGGGGAGCTTACCAAGATGGTCTACAAGTGGCCTGATGCTACCAACCTTTGGGATGAATATGCAGAGCGGCGTGCGGAGGAATTGCGAGCCGATGGCGACGGTAGCCAGGCAACCGCCTTCTATGCAGACAACCGAGACGAAATGGACAAAGGCGCGATTGTCAGTTGGTTTGATCGATTCAATGAAGATGAGCTGTCTGCGATCCAGCACGCGTACAACCTTCGCATTCGTGATGAGGCCGCATTTTTCTCCGAATACCAGAATGCTCCGGTCGTCGATTCCGAGCAGAGTGATATTTTAACGACCGATGAAATTTCC